TCATGAATGGAAGCGCAGTACGGCTTCCATTTTTGCTTTTTCTCTTCCGCGATCTGCGGCATCAATCCACTTAGCATAGACCGTAAATAGCATTTTGGCATTCGCATGGCCAAGCTGTCTAGCAATGTAAGCCGGATTTACGCCGGCCATTAGCGCGGTCGTCGCATAAGTGTGCCGGGTCTGATAGGCCCGCCTGGCTCGTATCCCCAATTTCTTTAGACATGGCTTCCAGTAATGGTCCCGTTGCGACCGCTCGTCGTGCCATGGCCTGCCGGTGACAGGGTTTTCAAAGATCTCTGCCCGTTTCATATAAGTAAACCGTTTCTGGGCTTGAAGCATATTCATGGCCCGATCAACCAGGTCGACGTCGCGGACCTCACTCGTTTTCAGATCCTTGAGGCCGCCCTTGAACGTCTTTGCGCGCGAAACGCAAATCGTCCGATTGTTCCAGTCAATATCATCCCAGCGTATCGCGATTATTTCTTCGGGCCGCATTCCGGTCAGGAAGGCGAAAATGAAATAGTGAGCAACTTGCAGATCGAATCGCTCAGTCATATCGGCAAGAATGCGCTCCATCTCCACAATGGTTAGTGGATCGGGCGGCGTTTTCTGATGCTTTGAATTCTCGATACCCTCAATCGGATTAACCACGTCCCGCATGTCACGACCAGCAAGAATGAAGGTTCCGCGCAATGGAATCAGATAGTTATTGCATAATTTCGCCGATGGCCATGGATGACCACCGACAGCCGCGGCGATTTTTCCATGGGTAATAAGGTTGATTCGCGTATCGGCTCCAAACTTTCCCTTCCAGAACTCCAAGGCATTTCTGTACTGTGATTGAGTGGCATCCGCCAGTCTCCCTTTTGTTTCAAGATACAACTCACAAGCGTCGGCGAAAGTAGGCGTGTCGGTCGCACTCTCCGCCGCATGCGGTGAGTTTGGAAAAGTGGCGGCGTAGTCGAATGTTCCAACTGAAATTTTGGATTTTATTTCTGCAACCAGGCGCTCAGCATACTTGATGTTCGCTGGCGTTGGCCGTAAATCCAGTTTCTCGCGCCGCTGCTTCCCTTGCCAGATGAAAACGACACGGATGCTCTTGTCGCGAAGCTCTACGCCCCTTGCTCTACCCATTTGTAATATTCCTCAACGTTCATTGTTATGTGGCCATCTGGCGCGCGCCGATAGTGCCTACCTTCAATCCAGATACCGTCTTCGATTTTTCGCCGCACGGCTTTATCGGTATAGCCAGTGATGGCGCAAAATACTGGAATGAGCGTGTAGCGGATATTTGCGGCAATCGTACTCACGGTTTTTCCCTGGCTATCGAAGACTGCATGGCGGCATCGATGGCATGGCGCAGCGATATGCCCTCAGCAATAAGCGCCTGATTTCGATCATAGAAGCTAGTCTTTATTGGAGTACCTCGCGGGCCATGCTGCGATTGCTGCGCGTGGATATGCTCCTGCGCATCAAGCCAATCTATGCGCAAAGTGTCATCGCTACTTTGGGTAGGCGCTACCGTCTTCTTAGTTACTTTGGTTTTGCCCGCAGATCTTGCTGTCTCTAAGTGGCCGGCGAGCACTTTCCCCGCGCCGCTACCATGCTTTTTCACGACCTCAAGAGCGACATGAGCGGCAACCTCTTTGCGCGCCACCATGCCTTGCACGTCGCTGTTGGATTCTGCCAACGTCAGCATCTGCGAAACATAATTCGCAGATTTTCCAACCTTTGATGCCACTTCTTGATTTGTCCAGCCGAACCCGATCAGTTTGCGATATTGCAAACCTTGTTCCAGAGGTGTGAGCGGCTTCCCTTGCGCACTGGTGAGCATGTGGGCGATGCGCTCGGCGTCATTGCCACGAAACTGGCGTGCATCGATCCGCAGGATTTCCACACCTTCGACGATCAATTGCAGGATGGCTGTCAGGCGATGGTGGCCGTCGACCAGGATGATTCGACCGTCCTCGACGCGAACAACCAACGCATCCAGTTCAGCTCCGGCCTTGATTGATGCCTTGATCGAATCAACGTGCTCTTGATCGATTGGGCGCCCATTGAAGCCAGGTTCAATTTCAATGATGCGTGGATCAACTTGGAATCGGGTGGTTTTCTGAACGCCATCGATTTTGCGTTCCGCCAGCACTTTGAGCGATACGGCTCCTGTCATGTGTTCTGTCATTTTTTGCCTGTCTTATTTAGGGGCTAGATTGGTTGTATTTGTACTAGTATGAAATGGCTGTTGGCCATGATAAATTTTCCTTTTGGAAACCATTTGAGGAGGACATATGCCGCAATTCGAGACAGAGCACAATGGGAGCACGATTAAAATCATGAGCACAATTGTCCGAGGCGGAAAATATCGCTGGGCGGTTTTCATCGACGGTATATTGCAAAATCCACGAGAAGTCGAGCCGTCTGACACATGGAACAATGCACGAGACCAAGGATTGGCGTTTGCAAAAGTCCGTATTGACGCTAGATGATGTCGACTGATGTGGCAGAGCATCGATTACAAAGGCTTCGAAATCCAAGTACTTCTGCATCTTAAATACTTGACTCCAACCCATGTGGCACTGTATTCGTATTTTGGATATGTCCATAAAGTGTGTGATGGTATTGCTATAGATGAGCAACGCCTTTTTTTCTCTCATCCATTGCCAAGCTTTGCCGAAGAAGATGCATTGAGGTTTGCATATGAAGAAGGGCAACTGATTATTGATGGACTTCATCCTATCTTTTCATTGAAGGTGTGCAGCAATGTGCAGATTGTGCAATCCCATGCGCTGATGTGAAACTTCAAGTCAGCTCAGCTCGATACCTGCCAGCGCTTTGATTTCCTTAGTCGACATGCCAGTGGTTTCGTGCAGCTTTACCAGTAATGTAGAACCGAGTGGTTGCACTCCATTGCGGACCTTGCTAATGACTGGCGGCGCGACTTCGATTGCCCGAGAAAGGGCTGCATCGTTTTTCAGCTGCAGCAGCTCCAATACGGTATCCAGCATGTGAGCGACGGAGTTGGTTGATTCGTTGGTTTTCATTGCGATCCTTGTAAGTAGATTTGTTGAATTGGGAATGTTGGTTCGATTACTGCATCTTCTGTTCGCCGCGGCGATTCGCTTGGTGCGTCCGCCATGCTTCAATCGTCGCCTGCGCGGCGACCATCTTCCAGCGGTGCACTTCATCCAGTTCAATCGCCGCGCGCATGGCCTCCAGGTGCGCTATGTATTCGGGACTGGAGTAGGCGTCGCGCTCCTGGGCTGTGAGGGTCTTCTCGGAACTAGCGGCCATGCAGTTGGCCTTGATCGTTTTCCGAAACTCTTCCATGTAGATGCGATTGGCGCGGGAGATCGCGGCTTCGCCAGCCTGAAAGCGCAAGAAATCTAGGGCTTTCTGGGCGGCCTCATCGCTGAAGTGGTCGATCCTTGTGTCTGTCATGATGCTTCCTGTCTAAAAAATGAGTTACTTGCGGCGGGCGGTGATGCAGGCCTGCGGGAAGGCGCGCACACCGTCGATTTTCATGTTCGCTTTCAGCGAGGTCGCCATCTGCTTGATCGGCGTCATGTTCGCTTGTAAGAATGTAATGTATTGAGGATTCGCGGCCACAAACTTGACCAGGGTTAGCAGGTCGGTGACTTCGGCGGTCCAGCGCTCTGAAGTCGATACGCCGGCAATCTTTGGCGCCGCGCTGGCGACGAGCGGGGCGGTCATGACGCTGGCGATAGTCTGGTTCAGCGTGACCCGGGCATGGGCTACCTGAGCATCTGCGTGAGCCGCTGCTTGTACCTGGTTGGCGGCGAGTGCTTCGGCACTGGCCTTGTTTGCTGTCTCGATATCGCCGGCTGCGGTAGCTTCTTCGGCGGCTTTGGTAGCGGCTGCAGCTTTCTCTGCTGCGGCCTGGGCTTCACGAACCTTCTGGTCTGCCGCCGCTTGCTGATCGCGGGCTTCACTCTCTAGGCGCAAACGCTCTTGGCGGGCCTGCTCATCGGCGATACGTTGGGTTTCAGCAGCTCTTTTCCGCTCTGCCGTCACATAGTCGAGCATGAGTTTCTTGAGAAACGCGATGCCGGCTTCGCAACGCTCAATCGGACCACGAAACAAATCCATGACTTCTTTCTTCGACGCGTCCATCGGGCGAGTGATCTTGAAGCGTTGCTCCGTCAGGTCGTCAACCTTGCGCTGGAGGTCCGTCAGCTCTTCGACGGCGATCTCGTACATGGCCGGCGAATTGATCGTGATTGAATTCGCGACGGCATTCACGCTATCAGCAACTTTCTCCAATGCTGCCTTCTGAGGCAGAGCTGGTAGGGTGGCGGGGCGGATGTCTTCAACTAATTCCATGTTTATCTTTCCATTTCCGTAAAGTTAAAAGTGATATGAATGCTGCAAAATCTGTCGAGTCGGTATAGGGCACCAGCCGGTATGTCCCATCGGGGCGCAATCCCAAGGCGTAGCGGTCCACAATTGCCGCGCCTTCCAAGTTATGGGTGGCCTGGTAAGCGGCCAGTTGAGGCCCAATCACCGGCCCCAGCGTCATCATCTTCTTGATGTCGAGGACAGCACGCCGGCCACGCACCACGCCGGTCCGGTCAGATGTGCCGCAGTAGCCGTGGAGCGGGTGATACATGCGCTTTTCGATGGTGTCTGGTACAAAGCCGGTATCGCTGCGAAACTTCTTCCAGCCGGCCAGGTAAGGCAGCATCTCCGGCGCCAGGCTGTCTTCATCAAGATCATCCAGGTCGTGCAACTCGGTCATGCGGTGGACTGCCTGACCCAGCAGTCGGGCGCGCTCCAATGCTTCCGGCGGCACCATCGCGTAATTGACCAAGGGGCTGAGAATCTGCGTCACGCTGGGCACTACCTCGCCGTGCCAGCGATATACGTGGCTGGGTTCGTCGAAAGTAAGCATCAGGCCGACGAGTTCTTGATCCACGCCAGAACGTCATTGAAATTGGCGTTCGTGATGTCAGCCATGGCAAAGCCAAACTGTCGTTGGATGTCAGTCGAGCTCAGGGCGGCTGTTTCCAGCTTCATCTTGAGGTAGTCGAACTGCGCTTCTGAAAGCGGCGACTCGTTCTTCGGTTCCTGCAGCGGAAGCTCGTCCGTTTTTGGTGGCGCAACGTTTTCGGGAGCTTTGGCCGGCTCTGCCGCTTTTGCCGACTTGGACTGCGGCATCTTTGGCGGCGCGGCCGGAAGGTCCACGTTCGCGAAAGCTTGTTCCGGTGTTGTGTCGCCTTCTTTAATAGCCGTCAGAATGCCGCGCAAGGTCACGAGTTTTTCAAGGCCAATGTCGTCAGTGCCAGAAACGCCCAGGGTTGAGCAGATCTGTTCTTGCGTGACGCCGTAAGACTGGAATGCCTTGATCGCGTCCGCGCGCCGATTCGCCAGTGTCTTGAAGTCGCCCATCACAGTCGCCCGCGCCGCGTCATACATATCAGCCCAAAATGCTTTCGGTACGCCCTTCAAGATGGCATTTCGGAGCGCGATAGAGCAGGCCGCGTTCGCCGTGACGCCGATCATGTCAGCGTTGTAGCGCTTCCCGCGGCTGTCGGTAATGCGTCGTTGCACCTCATAGGTGATAGCTACGTTCTTCTCCAGGTCGTGGAAAACACCCTGCGTGGTGACAAACTCGCCCTGGTCACTAACGACGCGAGCGCCGGCGCGGCTATTGCCCCATGCTGACGCGATTACTTCGGCAAAGCGGGCGCTCGGGCCTTCGATGGTTTTTCCTGCGCGGGGCAGGGAATAGATGCACTCGCCGGCCACCTTTTCAGTCAGCGTCACCATCTGCATTGCTTCGTCGCGAAATTTCTTGATGGAGCGAGGAAACCTGTGTGCAGTCGTGACCTGCTGTTCGATTTCCGACTTGTTCAGCAGCGCAATAGTGCCGCTTTCGATCGTCATGATGTCTTGGACTTCCATGTGATTCCCTTCAATTTGTTGAATTCTTGGGCGCCAAAGCGCCATGGAGTGAACAGGCGCTGTTACTGGCTGCGCTTCAGTTCGGTGTGGCACGCACGGCGGAACGCTAATTTGCTGTTCTCGTCGTCTGGCCAACCTTGCGCCTCGCATAGATCTCTAAGCGTAGGAGCGGCATAGCCGTCGGCGTCAGTGCAGATTGCATAGGCTGAGAATACGAGCAGAAAAAAGCAAACGGCGAGCAGCCAAGAGAACAATGTGGCTCGCGTCATTGCTGCACCATCACGGTTACACCAAGCGCACCAGCGTCGTAGGCAGCGTCCATCAGCGCATTGCGATCACCGATGCCGGAGTAGGTTTCAGTGCCGCCGTCCTGTGTCTTGATCGTGATTTGGAAGCTCATGTCAGCTCCTTGTGCGCATCTCGCATATGGTCTGGCAATCCTGTCGGCTTGACTTTGCGTCCGCACGCACTGCATTGGACTTTTGGTTTCGGCGGTTGATAGGCTGCTGCTTTGGCCTTCTTTTCTTCGGCTCTGCATTCGCGGCAGCTGCATGGAATGCCAGGAGCATCTTCGTTAAGAAATACGCCGCAGCCTTGGCAAAGTGTTCCTTCCAACATCATGTCTACTATGTCGCCCATCACATTTCCTAGTTGATTGATTTGTGCCGATCTTGAACAAAAGCGGTACAAATTCATTTTGCGTGTTGCTGCTCCAATGAAATAAATTATACGCAAATGGATAAATAAATCAATACGCGAACGGATAAATATTTTTATTTGTAAATATCAATCAGAGCCGGTGTGCGCTAGATCGAGGCTTTAAGGAAAGGGAGGGAAGTGGGGGGACGCTCTAGAAATATAACGTAATCAACAAAATTCCATAATTACTGGCCGCGATTCTTGTTGCTGTATATCAATTCCGGTGCGATTATGCTTCATCGACATTACCGTCGGAAATTTGGAGGCTATATATGTCAAACGTATATGTTGAGCCAATCCCAAAGGGGCGCGATGGCGCAATTGAGGGTTATGTCCTTGAGCATGCCAATGACGCTAGAGTTATCAATAAGATTTATCCAACGCAAAAAGCGGCAATAGACGAGGCGAAGACTTTAGGTCATAAACCACTGGTGGCCCGTGTTCGTGTCACAAACAAGGGGAATCCTGATCACTGGCGCTCTGCAGATTAGAACTCAATCAACTGTCGGCCAAAAACTGTCGTACGCTTGATAAGAAAGCTGGCGTGCCACACCTGCGAGAAAAAAATTCAAAATGTACGTCGAGCTGACTATCGATCCTCCATTTAGGACTGGGATTCGATGAGCTGACCGAAATCGGCCGTCTAGCTTTTCCATGGATTTCTTTGGGAGCATTTCACATGACGCATCGCGCCATTGATCAAGTTCTTCAGCGAGTACAGGGCGCGAAGTCCGATTCAGACTTCAACTATTTTTTCTCACTCCTTTTGGCAGGCGAAGCCCTGTTCAAGACCGTGACCCTCGGAATGATCGCGGCGCTCGTAGATGACAAGGACCGTAATCGCTATCGTCTTGAGTACACGCTTGCGCGTGCGGACGGCCTCGGCGAGTGGGGGCGGGTGCTTGAAGACGCACTTTCAGGTACAGCTTCGCAGTTTCTGCTGGCCGATGCGCGGACTGAGCAAGCGGAGCTTACGCGCATCAGCGGCCCCGGAGCGTGGCAGTATGAGGCGGTGGTTTACCTGAAGTCGGCGCTTGACGCGCTAGATATCGATGCCGAGGTAATTCCTGCAAAGTCTGACTTGAAGCGATGGTTCAGGCTCTTCGTCACTCTACGCAACAAGACGCGGGGCCATGGGGCCACTCATCCGTCAAAAGCGGGAATGGCTGCTGATGATCTTGAGAAAAGTATTAGCTGTATAAGCCAGAACTTGTCGTTGCTGCGGCGTCCCTGGGCGGATCTCCATCGAAACTACTCCGGCAAATATCGCGTTTTGTCGATTTCAGGTGATTCGTTGCCCTTTGAATACCTGCGGAAAGAGGCGCATCATGCGCTGCGGAATGGTGTGTATGTGTATTTTGGGACTTTTCGTCGAGTGCCGCTTGTGTGTGCTGGCCCCGACTTGCACGATTTCTTCTTTGCCAATGGGGGGCTGGGGCCTAAGCGATTCGAGATGTTGTCATACCTTACGGATGATAAGCTAGATGGCGAGGCCGCTGACTATGTAATACCTCCCGGCACTCTTCCCGCGAGTGAGACACAGGGGCACGGAGAACTTTTTCCCCGAGGTGAGTGCTTCTCGAACGTTCCGGATGTGCTGGAAGACTATGTTCCGCGGCCGACGCTGGAAGATGAATTGCGTCGGTTACTGCTCGATGACCGAAGGCCAATTGTAACCCTCGTTGGTCGCGGCGGAATCGGAAAGACATCGCTATCAATCAAGGTTATCCATGGCCTTTATGAGACGCTGCGCTACAGTGCAATTGTCTGGCTCAGCGCGCGCGATGTCGACCTGCAGTTTACTGGCCCTAAGCCAGTTAGACCGCAGGTGGTATCTCCAGACGAGATGGGTCGGCTATATGCAGAACTTGTTCTTGCTCCCGATCAATTGAAGGCAAAAGGGTTTAACGCGCGATCGTTTATTGAAAAGCAACTGGAAAAGAATGACCTTGGTTCGTGCTTATACGTTTTCGACAATTTTGAGACGACACAAAACCCGATTGAAGTGTTCAACTGGATTGATACTTTCATTCGATTACCCAACAAAGCTCTGATTACGACACGGCTGCGTGACTTCAAGGGCGACTATCCCCTCGAAGTCGGAGGAATGGAGGACGCAGAGGCACGAGACCTAGTTGGCCGCACAGGGGACGTTCTAGGTATTGATAAACTTCTCGATTCCGCATACGTTGCCGAATTAATCACGACGTCTGAGGGACATCCATATGTCATCAAGATACTGCTCGGCGAGGTGGCTCGGACCGGCAAGCACGCTAATGTTGCCAAGTTGGTTGCTGGCAACGACGAGCTACTTACGGCTCTGTTCGAGCGAACCTACGCCTCTTTGTCGCCGTGCGCTCAGCGCGCCCTTCTCACATTGTCTGCTTGGAGCTCATTGGTGCCACGCATCGCGCTTGAGGCCGTCCTCATGCGATCGACAGCGGAGAGGGGCGAAGTAGAGAAGGGCGTTGAGGCTCTCATTCAGTACTCCATGGCCGAATTACATACAGCGCCAACAGACCAACAGGTCTTTGTGCGCTTGCCATTAGTGGCCAGTGCATTCGGAAAGAAGAAACTAAGTGTTAGTCCATTGCGAGCGTCTGTGCTGAGCGACGTGGAGATGCTTCAAATGCTCGGCCCGAGTCGCAGTGACGATGTTCGTCTTGGGTTGGCATATAAGCTGGAGAAATTCATTGCCAACATTGCGAGTCGAGTAGAAGCGGGACAGTCCTTCGAGGACTACGCTCCAATCGTGGAAATGATCTGTCGTGCATACAATCCCGGATGGCTGTTGCTTGCACGCTGGCATTTGGAGACCGGTACTGAGGAAAACCTCAAGCAGGCCAAGATAGAGCTTACAAGATATCTGGAGCAGCAACCGGCTGAGTCAGACGCAGCGGATGCATGGCGCCTCCTTGGTCAAGCGTGCTTCAAAACTGGCGATAGACTCGGCGAGATTCACGCGTTCATTGAACGCGCCCAGCTCGCTTCGGTTGCTTACTACGACATTTCGAACACGGCAAACCGCCTGAATGCAATGTTGCGTGAATCTGCCCTGGCAGTCGACAAGGAGGAGAGGCAACACCTTGCACTGCGTCTTCTCAGCGTGCTTGAGAGCAGGAAAATAGAGGCTGGTGCCGGTGATTTTTCACGCATGGCATGGCTAGCTTTGCGCACAGACCAGCAGTCCAAGGCAATCGAGTTCACGAGAGCAGGATTGCAGCTCGAGCCTGACAATCTGTACTGCCTTGGTCTGAAGGATAAACTCCACGTAGATACCACCACTGACGGCAGATTTTGAAGCCGAGAGCTGACGTTGATCTCAGCCGCGCACGTGGCGAATTCAGCACATATCCACCAATCGGGATGGTTAAACTGTAGTAGTTTCGATTTGATCTGACAGTAAGGCCTTGCCAAAGGGTGGGGTTACCCGGTTTGATAGAGGTGCGAATCTTTATTAAACCGCGCGTAAGCGCCAAGGAGTAACCCCATGCGTAGTGTTCCTCAGAATGTCATCAAGCACAAGGTCGGCCTGCTCAATCTTGCTGCGGAGCTTGGAAACGTGTCTCGTGCCTGCAAGGTGATGGGATTTTCCCGCGACACGTTTTATCGCTATCAAACGGCAGTAGAAACAGGTGGTGTGGATGCCCTGATTGACGCCAACCGTAGAAAGCCCAATCTCAGAAATCGCGTTGAAGAAGCCACTGAAGTGGCCGTAGCTCAATTCGCCCTGGAACAGCCGGCATTCGGCCAAGTCCGTGTATCGAACGAACTGCGTAAGCGTGGTGTTTTCGTTTCCCCATCCGGTGTACGGTCCGTCTGGCTACGGCGCGACTTGGAATCGTTCAAGAAGCGTCTTGCAGCGCTGGAGCGGCACGTTGCCGAAACTGGCGAGGTTCTGACCGAAGCGCAGGTCGTCGCGCTGGAGAAGAAGCAGGAAGACGACGTGGCGCACGGAGAGATCGAGACGGCTCATCCTGGCTATCTCGGCAGCCAGGACACTTTCTATGTCGGCACCATCAAGGGCGTAGGCCGAATCTACCAGCAGACCTTCGTTGATACGTATTCGAAGTGGGCAGCGGCCAAGCTCTATACTACGAAGACACCAATCACCGCAGCCGATTTGCTGAACGACCGGGTGTTGCCGTTCTTGGCGGAGCAGGAAATGGGCTTGATCCGCGTGCTGACCGACCGTGGTACCGAATATTGCGGCAGGCCGGAAGCGCATGATTACCAGCTCTACTTGGCCCTCAATGACATTGAGCACACCAAGACGAAAGTTCGGCATCCGCAGACTAATGGAATCTGCGAGCGCTTTCATAAAACCATTCTGCAGGAGTTTTATCAGGTCACGTTTCGGCGCAAGATCTACCACTCGATTGAAGAGCTGCAAAACGATCTGGACGACTGGCTGGCTTATTACAACAACGACCGCACACATCAAGGGAAGATGTGCTGCGGTCGGACGCCCATGCAAACACTAATTGACGGAAAGGAGGCCTGGCAAGATAAAATCACGACACTGAACAACTGAATTTGACCTGACAACTGCACACGTCAAACCGGGGAATGTCCGATCAGATCGCGACTACTACAGTTAAACCGTAAGAGGCCGCTACTCTCGCGCCTTTAGCAGTGCTGAGCCGCGTGGCACGATGGCTGCAACTCGATGGATGCTACGAATATCGGCTAATTGAATTGTAATTGGGGGAATTCCATTGTTGATGGAGCCTAGGGACACTTCATCTTCACGTACCCAAAGCATTTCTTTTACAAGCGCCTTATCGTTGTTCAATTTTACGACAACATCATCACCAGGTTGGGCCTCGCTTGTAGGCTCAACGACTAGAAATTCACCGCTTTTGATTCTTGGCCTCATGCTATCCCCCCGAACACGAAGACCATATGCTCCTGGATCGCGGCTATATGTATAGATATAGCCGTCACCATCGCCGGGCAGGTAGTCATTAATGCTGATATAGCCATCTGCCCCGCCTTGCCCAATCCCCACTATTGCCACGTACTTCCCTTTTGGTAGGTTTTGTTCCGGTCCCGCGTTATATGCGTCGCCACCAGCTGGCTTGATTTCGCTTGTTTCATCGATTAGCCATGAAGCGCTGACATTGCACGCAGCAGCCAGTTTTTTAATCGTTTCTGTCTCTGGTCCCTTTTTTCCAAGACCCTTCAGTATTCGATTTATTGTTGGTTGCGGCACGCCGGATCTACGCGAAAGCGCGCTTTGCGTTTCGAATCCGGCTGCTTTCATTGCAGAGTCAAGTCGTTTGGCGATTGTCATGTTCGGAATATACATCCGCGTATAGTCGGCAGCAAATTTCTATTCGAACGCGCATTGATAATTTATTCGTTCGCGTATAATATGCTCGTATGGAAAAAGACATCAGCACAGCGCTTAGAGAAATCAAAGTTAAAACGAGGTGGAGCGAGCCGACTATCGCGACAAAAATAGGCGTATCCCAGCCTACGGTTAATCGAATTCTTAAGGGACAGGCCGATTGCATGGGGAGGACGCGGCTGGCAATTCTGGATTTGTATAAAACTGTCTATAACCTGCAACCGTGATTGGCCGCCCGCATTTTTGTTTACTGCGATGGCGTGCTGCGGTGTCACAACCCACTCCAAAGTAAGTTTGTTCGATGTGCCGCTACTCATGCTCCTTCGCAATTTTTTTGTGGGACTCGGCAATTTATTTGGGATTGGCTTTGCTTCACATTTCTTTTTTCAGATTGATTACCCATAGAAGAACTGTAGCGTCAGTTCTACAGGATTAAAACCACCATAAAGAAGGAAAGTAGGGATGAATTTACGCCAATCGTATTTAGGCATGATCAAGCAAAGGTTAGCGACGCGATTTGGTAAAGAAGGTCGACGTATAAAAGCGCTTTACGTAAATTGCGCACGGTTTTTGTTACGGCCCGTACTCCGGGCCGAGTCGGTAGAGCTACGACGTTCGCTATCCAACTGTGATGCTGGAGGAGTTTCTCCTGAAACGATTCAGCATTCGGCCCTCTGTGCAAGTACGGGGCCGGCGGAGAAATGTTGGTGTAAGACTGCGACTAGCTGCGCTGGATAGCTTTCAGCGTCTCCGTATGAATGGCCACGGGGTCGATCTGCGCGCCGAGTGATGTATGGCAAAACGGACAGTTCAGCGAAATACATTTCCAGCTTTTGCCGGCAGAAATTCCGCTCATCGCATCGATTTCTAGGCGCGATATTAATTTTTCGCATTTGGGACATTTTGTCATTGATGGTCTCTTTCGTGAAAATTTTAATGTGGGACCGAAAATTTACCACGACTGAGATGTCGTTAATTTTTTTTTAAAACTTACAAATCGTTTTTCCTTGGTTGAACTTTAGCTTTTTTTACACCCAAGAGAAACCACCACAAAGAAGGAAAAGTAGTGATGATTTTACGTCGTTCGTATCTGGGCATGATCAGGGCGGTTACAGGTGGATGGGATGCAATGTGTGCCACTCTCGGGTACTCGCGAGATGCGCTGGAAAACCGTGTATACGAAAAGAAGGGGCAATCGCTAACGGTGGAGACCGCCTTACAGATGCAATCAATCTCTGACACGAAGCTGTTCGCAGAAGCCATCGCGACTCTAAGCGGTGGGGTTTTTGTGATGTTGCCGGAGTCGAGTGAAATCGATAATGAAGCGCTGCTGAGCAAGTTCAACAAGCTGCACACTCATATTGGTTTGTTGTCTCGCCGCTTCAATGAAGCAACGGAAGACGGCGAGATCGACAAGCGTGAGCGTGCTGACTTGGCTGCTATTGGAGACGAAATCCATCGGCATACCCAGGAGCTGCTGGCGCTGACCTTTCGCATTTACTGCCGCGGTGAAGAAGAGAAGGTGGCGGCGTGAGCGAGCCAATTGTATCCATCGCCGGCATCATCCAGCATGCGCATGAAGCGGCGGAGCAGGGCAGGCCGGCGAGCGTCTGCCGGTATCCATTTCATTCTGAAGCTGCAGAGCGCTGGCATGTTGCGTATCACGAGCGCCAGAAGGAGCTACGAGAAATGGCGGCTGCATGATTCCTGTTTCTGTAGGTGATCCACGGCATGCGGCAGATCGCTATGCCGAACGCACGGCGAAGATGGTTGTTTTCAATCATGCCCAGCGAGTCTGCAAAGGGGCATGTCGCAAGAGAAAGAGTGTCGGGCAGTTCGCGCGAGGGGACGATTTTTGCAGGACGTGCAGGTTGCGTACATGAAGCGAAGCCCCATGAAGCGTTCGGCGAAGCCAATGCGCCGAACAGCAATGTCTCATGGCCTGACTGGCGTTCTGTCCTCCTCATCCTTTCAGCGATCAAAGAAGCCCAAGAAGCGCATCAAGACCCGCCATAGGCCGTTGACCAAGATACGTGCCTCCGCGTGCGACCAGGAATGCACTTTGCGTTTTCCAGGCGTTTGCAACTACCGCACCGATACGACTGTTCTTTGTCATTCCAATTTGCTGGAGGACGGAAAGGGCTACGGCATCAAGGCGCCAGATGAGAAGGGCGCCTACGGATGCTGCCGCTGTCATGACGTCCTTGACGGCCGCGCAAAGCGTCCCGTTGGCATGAGCTACGAGGTGATGATCGATTTATTTTATAACGGCGTCGCGCGAACGAACGCGATTTTGCGCCGCCTGGGATTGATGGAGGCAATTTAGTGAGTGTTCGTATTATGTCGATGGTGTTTGAGCGCTATCAAAACGGCGGTGGCGAGATGCTTCTGGCGCTGGCACTGGCCGATCACGCCCATGATGACGGGACCAGTATTTATCCATCCGTTGAGCAGTTGGCCTATAAAACGCGCCAGTCGGAGCGTACCGTGCAATACCAGTTACGCGCGATGGAGAAGAGCGGATGGCTGATTCTGGTCAACTTTGGCAATGGTGGCCGTGGTGGCGTATGGAAGGAAATGCAGGACTCCAAGATTGCTATGGGGAACGGTCCGCATGCCTGGCTGTGCCACTATTTCGTTATCACGAAGACCCGCGTGTACGTGACAGGCTTCGAGGAACAGTGGTTCGTTGGCCGTGTCGCGCTCGCCAAGGGACAGTCTGTCGGTATCGCCGGTAAGCACCGTTGGGCGCAGCTGATCATTGTCGATGAAGCCGCCGGCGTGAGCGACGACCACTTCGACGTGATCGATGGCACGCAGACGCAACCCTGTAACCGCACGCTGATCGCCTCCCAGGGTGTCCGCAGCAGCGGCCGGCATCATGCCTCGCATCACAAATTATCGGCGCGCAATGGCGGTTCGTGGCATTCGCTGCGCTTCAATTCCGAGCGCTCGCCGTTTGCGACCACCAAATGGCTCAAGGAGCGTGAGAAGGAGAGCGGCGGCCGGGATTCGGTCGAATATCAGATTCGCGTGCTGGGCCTGTTCCCTGAGCAGTCAGAGCGCTTCCTGCTAGGCCGCAGTCAGGTAGAGAAGCTAGTTGGCGCCGAACGCACCATCAGCGCCGGTGAACCCTATGGCAATCTGTTCATCATCGACGTGGCCGCCGGCGTCTTCCGAGACAAGACCGTCGGCACTTACGCGCGGGTGATCGGCAATGGTGATCGCATTGACGCTGATCCGCGCCGCGTGGACATCATGGACGTGCCTATTTTCTCGAACGCTCTGGACTGGCAGCATATCGCCGGCGAGGTGTTCCACTATACACAGCGCCTCTCCAACTGCACCATCCTTGTCGACGTCGGTGGCCAAGGCATCCAGTTCGCCAAGATGCTCGAAAACCTCGGTTGCCCGAACGTGGTCAAGATCAACTGGGGGAATCCATGCTTCAAGAAGAAGAACAAGGACCGCTTCTTCAACCTTCGGGCGCAGTGCTCCGTGCTGGCCGCCGAGGCCGTGAAGGACGCCCGCATCACGTTCTCCAATCAGCACGCCCAAGACCTACTCGACCAGGCGTCAAAAATTCCCTATTTCTTCGACGAGAGGGCCAGGTATCACATCGAGCCCAAGGACAAAATGAAGGAAGAGGGCATCCCATCGCCGGACCTGTGGGATACCGTCTGCATGGCGTTCCTTGAGAGTGCACATTACATTGGATCTGAAAACTGTGATGCTGGACTGTTGCGTTTAGACGCGGCACGTCGGATCGCAAAGGATGCCTTTGCGGAGGCATGA